GTTACACAGTTACAAAAACGCCCCGAAGCCTTGTATTTACTGGACTTCTGGCAGTTTCTGAACAGTTACAAACGAGTTACAATTAGTTACAAAACTGGTTACAAACTAATGATTTTTCAAATATTCTTCAAATTCTTCCATAGACATAAGAATTTTTCTTGGTTTTGTTCCATTCTCAGGCCCTATAACTCCTGCATCACAAAGCTGATCCATAATTCTTGTTGCTCTGTTGAAACCAATTTTAAATGTTCTTTGAAGTGAACCAACATATGTATTCTTTTTCTCAATAATAAGTTTACCTGCTTCTTCAAAATGTACATCACGGTCACAAGTCCTATCTTCTTGCCTTGGTATTTTTGCGTCTGAAACAATATCAGCTTTAGAATCAATCAGGGAGATTAAAAAGTCTCTATCCCACAACACAATGCCGATTTTTGAAGCTAACTCTTTCGCTTGACGTGTAAAATATCTGTTTGTGAGAACAACTCCCACATTAGCATCATAATATTTCATACCACCAGTAACCTGATATACTGCGTCTACGCCGATATCTGAAGAATAACATTTACATTGGATGGCATATTTTATTTTATTTTGAGTTGCAATAATATCAGCACCAAAATCACCACTTGTGGATGTCACAGATACGTCTATAAAGCCATTTTTCCGTAGCAGATCAGCACAATATACTTCAAAATCGGGACCAGTCATGTAATCAAATTTGTCATTATATAGTTCAATATGTTCATTCATTGTCTGAACTGGTTCGTCTGATGTTATGTTTTCAACAGGTGCAGGTATTTCAGAAAAATCAATTTGTTGAACAATTGGCGGCTGCACTTTCTCTGAAATTAATGATGAATACCATATGTCCAGTAATGCAATTATTACAATCACAATGATATAACTGGAATGTGCTCTTTTCATCATTGTAGAAGGGGCTTTGCATAAATATAGCAGCCAAAAATGTAGGAGCAGGAAACAGAACGGAGAAAAAACAGAAAATATAAATTTGTATGTTTTATTTTTGGTTCTGTTAGCAAGCCCATATGTTTCGCAAAGGAAACATACCAGAGCTGATGGAATAGAAAAATAAAGTTTAGTGCCGGAAGAAGTAACGGAGATAATCAGTAATGCGATACTTGTTATGAGAATTATCTCTTTACGAAGCCCAGTCTTTTTATCTTTCATATCGTACCTTTTTCCATAATTTACCACTTGACAATAACAAACAGATGTTCGATAATATATTTATCGCTACTGTTTCGGGTCGTGTGGTTCACGAAGGGGATGGATGTATTGGACTATAAAAGAAAAATAATGGAAATGCTCGATCATGCAGATGATAGACGGTTACGTCTGATCTACATATATGTCAGAGCAATTCTGGGACTGAATTAATTCAGTCCCTTTTTTCTTGCAGTAGTTCAACCATCTTTTTCAAAGATTCCCAGTCAGATTCATCCAGTGCAGCGAGCATTGATATAAATCTTCTCTTAAAAGAATCTTCTTCTCCCTTTAATAATTCACCAACAAAGTTAGAAATCTGTTCATCCCTG